TAATGATCTAAGCCTACACCTGATGCTTCATAGTAATCTATTAGGTGTACTTCTGTGCCTATAAACTGTGCAAACCACATTGCTGTGCTATCTCCAACTCCTAGATCAAACGCAACAACAACGCCTTTACCACGATCATATCTTACTGTTGTTATGCGATCTTCATCTCTCGCTCTACGCATTTCAGCACTATAATAACTTCCCTCCTGAAAAATTTGAAACGATCCCATCCAAATATGTTCATATTGATCAGGTCGTTTTTCTTTATCTTCTAGTCTAGTTTGTTCTAAAACATCAGGAAACCACGGATTATCTGTGTAGTTTAGTTGTACGATCTTGGCATCTTTAGGTGGGTTATCTCTAAAGCGTTCATGTGTTGCGCTGTATTTTGACTCAGGGTTGTATGTAATCCACACCTCACTATTTACCTCTCTGACCGATGGCAAGAGCAGATTCCAGGCTTTACCTGACACTTGCTCGGCTTCATCTACCCAGGCTAACAATATTCTAGCTTTAGATTTGATTGACTCTAGTGATCTACGTAATCCTGCGAATGTATATGTAATGTTACCATCTCTTGATCTAATGTACTTCTCTCCAATCTCATAATAATCAGCAAGAAAAGGCACAGACAATATAGCTGACTTAATCTCCTCTAATGAAGAATCGTTTAACGAGTTCATAAACTCACGACCACAGAGTATTTGTCCTTTAGTTGGTGGTACTGAGTTACCCCATTGATAACCTTTGATTGCAGTCATAAGAGCAAAAGAGCGTGTCTTTCCGCTGCCTCGCCCACCATACGCTATACGATACCTAGCTTGACCTTCGAATACTGGTACTAACTTAGGTGGTAATTCTATTTCTGCCTTCACTTCTTAGCTACTAACTCAATTGTTGTTGGCATAGCTTCACCCTTAGTCGTGATGTCTTGATCCATCTTCTCATGGTATCCGTGCTTACCTAAAACGAGCTTGGTGATTGCTGCATTAAAAGTGTTATTGAGTCCGTTCTGCACTAACCAAAATTCCTGCGCATTTAAAATTTTCCCTAATATGTCGGAAAACTCTTTGTCATCTTGCTTTGCCCAATCGTATAAAGTATCTCTGTGTAGGTCTAAAACCATAGCTAATCCTTCAATGCTTGGGATCATATGACCATGCACTTGATAGTCTTTAATGTACTCGTAGGCTTGAGCTTCTAACTCCTTGCTCCACTTAGTAGGTCTTGCCATCATGCACTCCTAGTTTTCTTAGCCTTATTTCTTTTACTAATCGCTTTACCTTTTGCTACTGCATCAGCTTTACTTGAAGCTCCCCAAGCTCTTAAACTTTTTAGTAATGGAGTTGCTTCACCATCTTTATATTCAGCTCCTTTGTTTCTACCCATGCGTTGTAAGAAAGCTGCTCGTCTTGGGTTGTCTCCTTTTTTTACTGGCGCTCCCATTATTTACTCCAAGATTTTTTAGCTTTAGTCTGAGCTTTATTACTTAATTCACCAAAATGAAATAGTTTTACACTTGTAGCTGTGTGCGTTTTGTTAGAGTGCAAAGTTCCATCATCCATCTTATGCATATTACCATTGAATGCAGTACCATCTTTTTTGTAATGTTTAACACCTTTCATCCGATACCTCTATTCTTAGCAGTCTTAGCTGCTTGTCTAAAGTTCATTGCGCTTGGTCTACCTTTAGCACCTTTACGCTTCATTGTTTCACCACTACCACCTTTAATCCTTTTGCGTTTAGCGTGTATGTTTGCATACAATCCTGTTTTCATAACAACTCCAATAAGTTAGGACACCCAATATTTTGTAAGCACTACCTGTAGTAGAAATAAAAAATGTCCTAGCTAATTAAATCTCTCCAATCATCAGGTAACTGTAGTTTTATACCGAGATCATTCTCTACCCAAGAAATCACTTCATCGCAATACTCTCCCATTTCTTTTGTATTAAGACTTGTTGTTGATTTTAGCACCACTACTGGTTTACTTGCAACCTCCTCAATTCTTGTTTCAAGAAACTCTTTACGACAATGATCATGAATTGCATCTTTAGTGTTACCTGTTTCCTTTCTTACTTGCTCTAAGATTGCCCAATACATTGCATTTTGTTTCTGCGTTCTTGTCATTTTGTTTGGCTTAATACTTATAACAGCTTCATCACCACTAGTATTTTTAAAAAATGTTCTAGTCATGTTCTCTATAATCTCAGCTTTAGGCTTTTCACGTTTTAATATTCTTGATAATGTTTCACTCATAATAAATAATCTCCTTATTCCTTCACTCATTAGCGCTCCAATGTTCATCAACAAGACCAAGCCTAATTAATTGACGTTTAGTTCTTGTAATTGCAAATTCAGCCATCTCCTCAATAAAGTAAGGTTTGTAATATGGATGGTCTTTTGTGTCATATAATGTGTGACAAGCGTGACATCCATAAAAACCTATATCATTACCATGAGAATCTTTGGCTTTAAGTCCAACTCCAGCACCGTTCTGATGACAAAACACTACCTTCTCGTTGTTGACACCTGAGTCACAAACATCAGAGCGAAAGGCACACGCTTTCCCTTTAGCACTACGAGTTATAGAATTTTGTTTCACAGCTTTACTTCATACATGACTTCGGTGTTTAACCATAAAATAACATCAGCTACTGAATACACCGTAGCAACTGATCCACCTACTTTTCTAATTTGTTCGTGCATATCTTTTTGTGATTGCGTTAAATAACCTTTAGGATGTTTATCAGTCGCTGGTCGTTTAACCTCTAATCCATAGTACATGCCATCATAGACAACTGTAATGTCAGGCACTCCACTTTTAACGCCTGTTTTTTTAAGCCTTGCGCCCTCAATTGCTCCACCTTTTCTTGATCCACCATTAGGTACTGCCCAGTAACAAACCTTACGCATGTCTAAATACTTGCATATAGCGTTTTGGATTACATCTTCAGAATAGTTCATTTAGCTTTGTACATATCTATAATTAAGTTATATTTCATCTGATCACACAACATAATGATTTGCTCACACAATTTGTTTTGAATTTCTGTGTCCTCTATGCCTTCAATCGTTGCCAAGACATCTCTAATTGTTTTTATTAATCTTTTTCTTTCGCTGTGATCAAGTTTTTTTGGCATTTTTAATTCGTTTTCTAGGTTTAGTTGGCTCTAAATAATTGGCTAACCCATAAATCATCCAATGTGTAATAGATTTATCTGATGCAATTCTAGATGTGAAGCCACTTAATGACAATCCTAACATCTTAGCTGCTTCTTTTTGTGTGATCTGAAGTCTTTCAAGCTCTCGTGGTATGGATTCGTAATAAATAATCTTAGACATAATAAAAAAAAGTAATAGAATAATATAATTATATCAATATTAGTACACAGTTCTGAATTGGTTTCAATTAATATTTCGCTTTCAGCGAGTGACTTCCGTAAAGCTAGGGAATAAATTCCCTCTTAAGATCAAGAGCTTTTAAACTTATCGGGTAATGCTGTGGAGCTGAGAGTTTCGTGCAAGTAATCCCCAACCTAGACGTTAATCTAAGTTAGAGATTTTCATCGGTATAAAGCGCATCGCAGTATCATCCGTGCTTGTTTCAATCATAGTCAAACAAGTCAGAGTTCATTGCTACGGTATGATCCGTACTCAGCCTTCTGTAACTCTGCGCTAGATTTTCTTTATCGGTTCAAGGTGGTTACCAGTATAAACCTTCTTAATCTAACATCAATCCACAGCCTCCTGGAACGCATAACTGAATCTCTTTTTTAAGGTGTGAGTGAAGTATTTAACTCGACATATCACCTTTCGCATCCTGATATTTGCCTTCGAGTCTGAAAATGGTATAATCTTTCATAGAACGGTGGGGCAAACACCAGTTTAGAAAATCCTTAGAGCTTCAACCACTCTAGGGATTTTTGCTTTCTGATCTACTCAAAAAACTCTAAACCAAGACTTAAAATGATACACAGGTTTTGTAATCTTTTTTCTTATTTTTGCAAAAAAACTATCCCTGACTACCGTTAAGGATTTTTCATTAGCTCTACAACCCCTATTCTAATAGGCTTAATTATTTTATGTCAAATGTCTACCAGTATACCAATATTAGTATATAATATCTGTGTCGAGGATAACAAATCGGCACTTTTAAACTACAATTGGAGATACAAATGGAAACTAAATACAACATAGAAACTATTAACCCACAATCTATTGGTGACATAAGACAGATCATCAAAGATTCTTTAAACGTAATACTTGAAGACAATGGATTAGTCCTTGATTTTGGTAATGCGACCTACGATGAAGACTCTGTAAAGTTTACTAACTTTAAAGTTAGATTAGCTAATGCAGATACTGAACCTATGAAGATGCTTAAACAAGAAAACAAGTATCGTACTATGCATGGTGAACAAACTTTTGATTTAGAAGTAGAAGGCACTATGAATGGTAGACAGTACACATTAGTTGGTTTCAATAATAGGGCTAGAAAAATGCCATTCATTGTAAGACGAGTTGTCGGTGGCGGTGAATATAAAATTGCAGAACATACAGCACTTAGAATGTTTGGTCAAAAAACTGTGGAGGCTAAATAATGAAAGCAGTCAACACACACTTTATGCGTAAAAACGGTAGACAACAACATCGTATGGCTATGGTTTATAAGCAAGGTCGCAAATGGACTCATGTAGTTTTTGTAGAGTATCCAGTTCAAATTGAAAAAGTATTGAACAAAGATGCTGAGAGCTTTCATGTTTACCCTAACTCTGTCACTAGAAATTTACATAGTAAGCTGAAACATATGGCTAAACTTTGGTATGGCAGAAAATCAAATGCTCCTAAGAATGTGCAGTCAGCACTATGGGGGGCATAATGGGTACTAATTCTATCAAAGAAAAAGATATGTTGCACGGTGGTAAACCCAGTTCATATGGTCGCAAGGCTCGTAGAGTCATGAAACGTGAATTAACTAAAGTTGCAGACAAAGGCGAAGTTATCACAGACAAGATGGTTGATACTGCTTTGCGTTTATTTCATAATAAGGAGGATGTAAATGGAAACTAAAGAATCTATTAAAAGAGATGAAGCCTTCTCAACACAATGGGAAGCTAACAAAGATGATGCTCGTGACGAATGCATGACTGAAATTGATAATATTTTGATGGAGGTTGAGCATATGGTTGACGATAACGACAATTCAGTTGACCTTGTAAATGTTATGTCATTATCACAAGCAATCAATAAAGCTAAGAATCTTCGATATTTTGATTTTTCTGCTGTTGTCTATGGAAAGTATAACGATTATGAAGAAACGTACTCATATGACTTTACAGAGGACATTGGTGATGTTTTACAAGATCGTTTAGGTTTTGACATTTACACAATAATAACTGGAGGTAAATAATGAGCGTATCAGATTACTATTACGATGAAATTAACTCTGAAGAAAATTTACAAGAGTTAGATAATCAAGAACACCCATCATATGATGAGTACAAAGAGCAACGTGCTGGGTTTGATGCATTCACTAACAAAAATAGCAATATGCATGGCAAATGGACTAAAGAAAATTTTAATGAATTTCATAGAAATAACCCTGAGATTTATAACTTGTTTGTTAAGTTCACAAATATGGTTACACCGAGAAAGAAATACTATTCTGCAAAAGCTATATTTCACAGGATTAGATGGGAAACTATGATTTCAGGTGAAGGTGATTATAAAATTGATGATGGGTGGATTTCACACTACGCTAGGAAATTTATGGAGGACTTTCCACAACACTCAGGTTTTTTTCAGACAAGAGATAGACAAAATTCTTACCACACAAATTAAGGAGATATTATGGAACAGCAATTAGACAAATACGGTTTACCATTACTTGAGTCTATGTCTATACAAGGCAAAGAGTATGTATTGGTTAAGACTAGGCTTCAGTATTTTCGTAAACATTACGAGAACGCTGACATTAAAACTGAGATACTGCATTTCGATGGTGACAGTATTATGGTCAAAGTTATTATTTTTGTAGATGGCAAGAGTGTATCGGAAGGTATTGCTCATGAAGAAAAAGGTAAAAACTCTATCAATGCAACATCTTTTTGCGAAATAGCGCAGACCAGCGCTTTAGGTAGAGCTTTGGGCATACTAGGCATTGGCATAACAACATCAGTTGCGACATGGGATGAAGTTAACAGCGCTATTAAACAACAGGAAGCTAATGCTAAAGCTGACGAGTTGGCTCAATACAAAGCTGAGAGTTTGTCAGCTAAGTTGATCATGGCTATTGAAGCAGAAGATGAAGAAGGTGTTACTGAAGTTGAGAAAGATTACAGAGGTGACACTCCATTGGCTACACGAGTTAAATTTGCGCTTAGTCCTGAACACTTGGAGTGGATGGCTGAACGTAAAGAACGCAAGTCGTTAGAGAGCAAAGAAAAAGCAAAGGCTAAACATGAAAGCAATGTTAAAGCNGCGAAAGACTTTGCTGAGAAACAAAAGAACACAGAGGAATAACTTACCTACGCTGTGTGGGNGGTTCTCCAAGCCNTCCTAAGTTAAAGACAAACAAGTTCGATTGGTTACCGTAAGTAACCACCAAATTTAATATAAGGAGCTGTAATGGTAAATAAAGTAATGTTAATAGGCAATCTAACTCAACCACCTGAGTTTAAACAATTGCAAAATGGTGGCACAG